TGAATATATCCATCACCGAACTCAACTGTTCTGTGTCTAGGTTCAGATGAATAACTGGTGCTTGTGCTTAATTTTGATTGAAACGGTAATGCTTGTGCCATTAGATAAGTCCTCCATAACCTTGATTCTGACGTAATAAGGTAGTTGCAACTTGCATCGATACGCCTTCAATATATTGTTTCATTTGTTTGCCTGACATACCATTATTGCCACCACTAGCATCAACATTACTGATATTGAAATTGATATTAGAAACTGCTGTGTTACCTTTTCCCATCTTCGACAGTGAGCCACTAGCACCAGAACCACCAACTTGTGATAGTGCTGATTTGAATGGGGTTATCTTTGCTGGTCCACTGATTAATTCTGGTCCTTCTTCACCAACAATTCCTAGTTTACCAGATGGTAGATTACCACCGTCAGCAAATGCTGGTAACTTAGATGCTATCCAATCACCTGCGGCTGAGAAGCCACCTGTAACTTTGCCTTTAATACCAGAACCGAACTCACTAATACTGGCTAAGCCTTCTGTTATCCAGTTAATCATTCCTTTAATCTTGTCAACTACTACTGCTATTGTATCAATAATAGACGTAAATGCTGGAATAACGGTATCAGTTATAACACTGCCAAGTCCTTCAAAGACTGTTGACATTGCTGGTCCTAATACGTTTACTATTGGTCCTAATGCTTCTGCTAGTTTAACGATAATATCGAATGCGATTGATAATGCTGGTGATAGAATGTTAGTCCATATTGAACCAATCAATTCAAAGATTGGTTTTGCTTTGTCCATATTGTCCATCAACTTCATAATACCATCAACAACGAATGTAAGTGCTTTACCTAATCCTTCACCTAATGCTAATGCTAAGTCTTCATTATCGACTAAAAAGTCACTCATTTTGTTGGCTGCTTGGTTCATAGCAGATGATAGTCCACCTTCACCAACAGCGATTAAGGCATTATTCGCCGCAATACCCATATTAGATAATGATGTTGATAAGTTCTTTGATGCTACTTCCATACCACCACCAAACTTCTCGTTCATTCCTTCGAGTAGAGCATCTTTAATCTGTGCGGCACCCTCGGCTGTTTTACCGAATGCTGATATCTCTAATCTAGCAAGTCCTAGTTTTTCTTCTAGGATTGTAAATGCTGGAATACCTCTGTCGGCTAATCTGTTTAATTCTTCAAGTCCTAAACCACCCGATGTTGTTCTACTGAACAAGTCTGTGATTGCTTCTAAAGAGCCAACTTTGTCTGTTGTAATAGATGCGGCATCACCAAAGGATGTTAATAGTTCTAATGTTGGTTCAACACCTGATGACTTCAATTTAATGAAAGTGTTCGTTAGTGTTTCAATGTCGAATGGAGTGCTTGTCGCAAAGTCGTTAATAAACTTCCATGCGTCTTCGGCTCCAGAGGCTGAACCCGTAACTGTTGCTAGGGTTGTTTTTAAGTCTTCTGCTCTTGAACTTGCTTCAGCAACAGATTTACCAAACATCGTTAAACCACCAACAGTAATTGCACCTGCTAATAGTCCTTTCATCTTGCTGAATGAGCCAGATGTTTTCTTAATACTCTTGTCTACTTTGTCGAATTGTTTATCAAGTTTTCCGACCTTCTTATTCAGAGGACCAAGAGAAGATTTCATTTTATCCAGTTTGTGACTGGCTTTATCAAGAGCGATAATCTCAATTTCAATTTTAGCGTTTGCCATTCTTGCTCCTCTTATCTTTTAACTTTAAATATTCACCCCAACCTGTAAACTCGGACACTGACATTCCCATAATCTCATCGACAGTCTTATGAAGATGTTCGGCTAACTGATACAGGAAGTATACGTCAGCATCCTTTCTTAGTTTCCCGCTATGTCTTCCGCTTCTGGTTCAGAATTCAGAATATGAGTAGCGACTCTCGTAACTGTATCTGGGTCAACATTGTTCATCAAATCAAATTTGTCTGCAGGTGCAAACATCCTTGACTTGTCTTCGTTTAACGCTCTTGTGAGTAACACCGTTACTAATGCTTCAGCAATTTTGTTATCTCTGTATAGCGCCACAACTTCTTCCGTTTGTTTTAAGTTAGCAGAACCTTTGAAATAGATTTTAGTGTTGTCCCATTCAGGCACATCAACCCATTCTAGTTTATCTGTTAACTTGGTCTTAAAATGCACTTTTGCATTGTTAATTACACTCATTTTGTAGGCTCCTGTGTGTTATTATGTTATTACTAATGCACCTGTGCCAGTTAAGTCTAGTGATAGTGTCACTAAGTCTGCTGGTGATACATCTACTGTTGCTGATGTTACGATTGCTGTTCCAGTGTAAGTATTACCACCACCGTCAGTTAAAACAACTGCTACTGCCGCACCGTTAACGTATCCAGTTGTGTCTGTGCCTGTGCCAGAGTTGTCGATAGAAATGCTATCATCATTCGAGCCAAAAAACAGTTCTACTGTTCCTGTCCACGCTTGTAATGAACCTTCGAATGTTTTCCATCCACCTGTTCCCATTGCTGTCGTTTCTAGCGTGTCTGTTTCAATTGAACAACTCCACGATTGAACAAGAGAGCCGCCAGAGGCTGTGCCATTTTGCAAAGTCGTTCCTAGAGTGACTGTGCCATCTTTACCTTTTAATATTGCCATGTTATGTCTCCATATTGTTATGTTTTATTTGTCTACATCACCCGTTGGATGAATATACTCGATTTGCACTATCATTTGAATAGCACCCAGCGGATACACAACACCTTCATCAGTGTTAATCTCCGTTACTATCGTATCCAACGCATACTCATTTCGAGTAACATCTTCATACAATTTCTGTTCTAACTCGTCAGCAAGTTTATTTCTTGCAGTGTCAAGGTATTTACCTTTAACGAAACCAGTTAAAATATATTCTATTGTTCCTTGTCGTTGACTCATTCCGAAGTCTGTCTTTCTTTCACTGCCTGTTGTAATCAACACTGCTGGGAACTGTGCATCACTTAGTTCATCAATTTCGAACATATCACGTGATACTAATTTGGTCATCTTTACAGCCTTGACTGCTTTCTCAATGTCTTTGGCTATTTGTTCTCTGTAACTTGTTTTTATATCGCTCATAAGTTCCTCTCGAAAGTTTTCTCAAAAGCGTTTTCAACAGAACCAATCTCAGTTGATTTAACACCAAAGAATGGTCTACTCTTTTGGTTAAATTTTGCTTTCTTTTCTTCTTCTTTCCTCTTAAAGCCAACTATGACTTTATTGGTTGAAACTCTCTCAACATCTATACTAGATAACATTCTACCAGAGAAATTTAAGTCTGGTTTAGTGCTTCTACCTTTTGCTTTTCTGAAATCTCTATAATCATTATTGTATCTCTTAAAAGCACCATTCAATCCTTCACCTCTAGCGGTGCGATTGACAATCAATTCTTTAGTCTTTTCCCCTGCTCTATTTAGAGATTTGGGAATCGCCCTCTTTATATTGTTACTAAGTCTTTCTAATTCAGCCTTAGCCTTGTTAACATTGATGGTAACTTGTGCCACTATCTTACTAACCTTCTTGTATGTGTGATACGCTTTTCTGCATCTTGTATAACATTATCTGCATTGGCATCATATTCGACTCCATCACGTAAGATTGAAGTAAATTCTTCTTCATACTTCTTGTTATAATGGGTCATCATTACTTGAAACTTATCTTCGTCACCTTCAGCATTCCATTTGGTCAACTGTGGTAAAGCATATTCTGAAAGGACACGATATACAGCACAACGAGTAAATTGTGATTCTGTTAATTTGGTTGAATCCATTTCGTTACCCGTATTAGGGGAATCTGCAAGACCAGTGTATGGTGCTTTTGGCCACCATTCATCTCTTACTTTGCGTAAAACATCTGCTTCTGCTTTTGCGTGTTCGCTTGTGAATTCGTCTATACCATAACCCAATATCTCAGGTTGATAGACTAATAAATCACTATCTGTTGACATTGCCATAATGTGTTCTCCTAATTTAAGTTAAATGTAGAGGGAGTATTAACTCCCCCTACTGCTAATCTAAAATTAGATTATGCCGCGTCTACCATCTTAATACCACGAGTAGCGTCAACAACGCCTACACCTGCCATAATACTGGCTACAACGTCAAAACCAACTGCTTCAGTTCTACGTCCAACTTCAACGTCTAGGTTACGACCCATTGCGATGCGGGCTGCATCTGCGCCGAACATATAACCCATCTTAGTTGCGTGTTCTACGTGTGCTGACATAAACATGTTAACACCAGCAATTTTTCCTACGAAACCGTTGCGTAATGCTTCAGTTTGGAAATCACCGCCTGCGTATGCCGCTGTGCCAATTATTTTCATTAGTTCAACTGCCGCTGTTGGTGAGATAACTGCATATAATTGACCCATTTCGCCATTACCGCGAATTTGACCAACCATTTCTAAGATATCGTCTACGTCTACTGAACCGATGTCTACTGGAGTATCTTTGGCTTCTAATGAATCTAAAGCCGCGATACATGCAATATCAAACTGTTTTGCAACTGCTTGACCTAATGAACGACCAATCTCGTTTGGTGAAATTCCACCAAGGTCACGAATTACTGAACGTGCCGCGATTAGGTCTACTGTGATATCTGTTTTAGTATCAGTTACGTTTTGTGCCGCAACGTCTGTTGTGATAGTGCCACCCGCTAATGAGTGTGCTGTCACGTCAGCGATTTTTGGGACACGTAGTGTCATTCCAGGTGTTGCCACTGATGGAATTAAAGCACCTGAAAGGAACAAAGATTGTTCTTGTGCTTGGTAAATTGTCGCCGCTTTCAACGGGACGAGTAGGTTACTTAAAGTTTCACCTGATGAATATGAATCAGCCATAATATTTCTCCTAATATGGTTAAGTTAATGTTAAATTTTACCCTCAGCCTTCAATTTCTTATATTGTTCTCTGTGGGCTGGCCTAGTCATATCTAAATTAGATATATCTAAACTCTCTGTTTTAATACTTCCGCCAACGCTACTTGTAGAACCTGTGCCAGATTGGCTAGGTGCCGCGAAGTGTGGGTTAGTAGTAAGAAATTCTGAAACCAAATCTTTAACTTGCATATGAGAACCGTTTTCTAGATAAGCAGGTGTGCCATTTTCATCGACAACTTCTGCTTCGCCTTGTTCGTTCAAACGAACTCTGTTCTTTAACAAATCTGCAACTTGATTAGGAGCAACTGATTTTAATGAGGCTGCTGAATTCAACAATGCGCCATCTACTTTCTCACGTTTTAGTGTTGTTTCTAAATCACCAATACGTGTT